CTAGAACTTAGATGCCTCGCTCACTATATGAGAGATGAGAACTATACACAAGAGATACTAACAGGTGACATACACACTGCCAATCAGAAGTCAGCCGGACTAGACACAAGAGATAAGGCTAAGACATTTATCTATGCATTCCTCTATGGTGCGGGAGACAAGAAGATAGGTAGTATAGCGGGTGGCGGTATAGAAGAAGGCAAGGTACTTAAGAAAAACTTTCTTGATAATACACCCGCCCTTAAAGTACTCAGAGAAAGAGTAGGCAAGGCATCAGACAAGGGATACCTCAAAGCATTAGATGGCAGACACGTCAGAGTTAGGAGCGAACATGCCTCACTTAACTTTTTACTACAAAGTGCGGGTGCTATAATAAGTAAGAGGGCATGGGTTATTTTTCACTCACTTGCACTACACCTAGAGTACAGGCAATTGGGTGTTATACATGATGAGATACAACTGGAGTGTAGTCCAGAGGATGCAGATGAGATTGGTTCTTTGGTTGTTAAGGCCATGGAGCAGACAACAGATTATTACAAACTAAACTGTCCAATAACTGGAGAGTATAAAATAGGGAGAAGTTGGAATGAAACACATTAAAATTACAAAAGAGAATGTTAACTTGGCTAATTCAATGTCAAGTGACATGGGTATTTTAAATAATTCAATAACACAAGGAAAAGGAAATGTAATTGGATTTTTAGGTGAGATTATTGTAGCAGAGGAACTAGGAATTTCCTTGAACAATACTTATGATTATGATTTAGTATTTAATAACAAAAAAATAGATGTTAAAAGCAAGAGGGTAACATCAGCACCTAGAGAGTATTATGAATGTTCTGTAGCTGACCTGAACACTAAACAAAAGTGTGACTTTTACGTTTTTACCCGAATAAAAAATGATTTGTCAGAAGGATGGATACTAGGCTACCTAGAAAAAGAAAAGTATTTAGCAGACTCAAAGTTTTTAAAGAAGGGGAGTATAGACCCTGACAATAATTGGAAAGTTTCAACAGACTGTCATAATCTACCTATAAGCAAATTAAAGGACATAGAAGAATTAGGCAAACATGAAGGATAACGAAATTAAAGTGCAATGGAATGAGAACAGAGAGAAAGACAACATCAATCCGGAGCATTACACACAAGGGATAGAGTGCATTGATTATATCACTTCAAAAAACATGAGTTTTCTTGAAGGTAATGTGATAAAATATGTAACTCGATACAAAATGAAGAATGGATTAGAAGATTTAAAGAAAGCACAATGGTACTTAAATCGGCTAATAGAAATTACAACAAGAGAGGAGCAACAAAGTGGAAAAGACAATAGAAACACTAATACCTGATGTATATGAGGTAATGAAGTCTAAGGATTACACCGGAGACTTAGATACCATAGCTATGCAATGTGGTAGAGAGGTTGAACAGGCAATTAAGAATGCCTTTGAGCCTTATGAACAAAAGAAAGACCTGAGAATGTCTAGCATTGGTCGTTGTGAAAGGGCACAGTGGTATACTGTGAAGGGGTACACACCTGAGGAGATAGATGGGAGTGTGTACCTTACCTTTCTACAAGGTCATGTGTTAGAAGCCATGCTCGTGGCTCTGATTAAACTATCAGGACACGCAGTGACAGACCAACAAAAGCAACACACAGTCGAGGGTGTTAATGGCTCTCAAGATTGTACTATTGATGGTGAGTTAGTAGACATAAAGACTGCTAGTGCATGGTCTTGGGATAACAAGTTTGACGAGGATGGTATTAAAGATGATAGCTTTGGCTACATCAAACAACTATCAGCCTATGGTAAAGGAGACAAAAGAGAGCATGGATACTTCCTTGCTTTGAATAAAAACAAATCAACTCTCAAGCTGTGCAAACAGGAACTTGAACAAGATGTAGATACTTTTATTGTCGACCTGAAAAATAAAATGGAGTCGGATACACCGCCTATGAGAATAGCTAACGCTACCACTATGACTAAGTCAGGAGAGGAGAAGCTATGCATGACCTGTGCATTTTGTGGATTCAAAGAAGACTGTTATGGTAGTTTAGATGCTAGACCTATTCCCTCAGGCAAGATAACCAATTATTTTGTTGACAATAAAGGAGCAAGTTTTTGAAGCTACTACCAGAGTTGAAGGCTTTTATCTCTGCAACTTATGACACCTGTTTAATCTGTGATGAGTTAGAGATAGAGCCTGATGAGTTACTTGATGCATTTGAAGGTAAACTTATTGAGAAGAAAGATAGATTCTTAGAGGACTTTGAGGAGACCGAATGGAATACATAGAGATAAGCCTAGCTTTTATGTTACTAGGTGCAGTTGCTATTTACTTTACACACAAGAGAGCATACGACAAAGGAATAACAACAGCAATACTACTACATAGAAACGGAAGATTAAAGTACAAAGATTATTATGATGAGAATGGCGATAAGATGGTTGACATTGAAATCGCACCACTAGAGGATGATGAATGAACACACTACCAAATGACTACCAAAATTTTATAGCACTGAGCAGATACGCTAGGTGGCTACCTGACAAAAACAGGAGAGAGACATGGCAAGAAACAGTTGCTAGATACTTTGACTTCATGGAAGAACATTTAAAAGAGAACTGTAACCATGAGTTATTACCCAAGACTAGGAAGATACTTGAAGATGCTGTACTTAACTTAGAAGTTATGCCAAGCATGAGAGCATTGATGACCTCAGGCAAGGCACTCAAAGACAACAACATAGCCGGATACAACTGTGCCTATCTTAGTGTTGACCATCCCAAGGCATTTGATGAGTGCCTATACATTCTAATGCATGGTACTGGTGTAGGCTTTAGTGTAGAAAGACAATTTATTTCTAAGCTACCCGAAGTACCTGAGGAGATGATTGATGTTGAGGACACAGTAGTGGTACAAGACAGCAAGGAAGGATGGCAGTCTGCGTTTAGAAAACTTATTACTTACTTGTACAATGGTGAAATGCCTAAGTGGGATTTCTCTAAGATTAGACCCAAAGGTTCTAGGTTAGCTACCTTTGGAGGCAGAGCAAGTGGTCCTGAACCACTGCTTGATTTATTTAACTTCGCTACTAACCTATTCAAAGAGTCAGTAGGAAGAAAGCTAACAAGTTATGAGTGTCATAGAATGATGTGTAAGATAGCAGAGGTGGTAGTCGTAGGTGGTGTGCGTAGGTCAGCACTTATATCTCTATCAAACTTAACTGATGAGCGTATGCGTAACGCTAAGTCAGGTCAGTGGTGGTCAGACACACCGGAAATGGCACTCAGTAACAACAGTGTATGCTATACAGAGAAGCCTGACATGGGTATATTCATGAAGGAATGGGCTTCTCTTTATGAGTCTAAGTCAGGTGAGCGTGGCATCTTCAACAGAGAAGCGGCTATCAAACAAGTAGCATCCATAGGTAGGAGAGATACAGAGCATGACTTTGGTTGTAATCCATGCAGTGAAATCATCCTAAGAGATGGTCAATTTTGCAACTTAACAGAGGTAGTGATACGAGCAACAGACACACAGAAAGATATGCTCCGTAAGGTAAGATTAGCCACTATACTGGGCACATTTCAAGCAAGTCTTACTAACATTAAGAGACTTAGACCGAAATGGGTTAAAAATACAGAAGAAGAAGCCTTGCTTGGAGTATCATTAACTGGTATAATGGACAATAGTTTTATGAATGGTAGCAGTGAAGACAGAGGCTACTATGGTAAAAGAAGTTTACCTGACTTTCTCAGTGACCTTAGAAAAGAAACAATTAAGGTTAATGAGCATTGGTCAGAACTGCTAGGTATCAGCCAAGCTACTGCAACAACAGCGATTAAACCTAGTGGCACAGTCAGTCAATTAGTAGATAGTGCAAGTGGTATACACACTAGGCACAATGACTACTATTTCCGTAGAGTAAGAGCAGATGCTAAAGACCCTATCGCTCAGCTTATGGAAGACCAAGGCATACCTTGTGAGGCTGATGTAATGAAACCTAATAGCGTTAAAGTCTTTACCTTTCCAATGAAAGCACCCGAAGGTGCTATACTTAGGAACGACAGGACTGCTATCGAACAGCTAGAACTATGGCTCACCTATCAAAGATATTACTGTGAGCATAAGCCTAGCGTTACTGTTAGTGTAAGAGAACATGAGTGGATGGAAGTAGGTGCATGGGTATACAAGCACTTTGATGAAGTCAGTGGTGTTAGTTTCTTACCACACTCTGACCACTCCTACCAACAAGCACCTTATGAGGACTGCACTAAGAAACAGTACAATGAACTGGCTAAGAAAATGCCTAAGTCTGTAGACTGGGATTTGATTAGCGAGTACGAGTTAACAGATATGACAGTAGGCACTAAGACTTTAGCGTGTACTGGTAGTGTGTGTGAACTTGTTGACTTAGTTGAAGAAGAAAGAGACGTAGAGTGATAGGCACTATTGTACTTATCATTGCTCTTCAACTAATTGTTATAAAAATGTTAGACTAATATAGGAGTAAAATATGTTAGATAAGATAAAGAATGGTGCTGATGGAGCGATAGATGTTGGCATCAAACTGATAAGCCTTTCAATTATATTACAGATTATCTTTGGACCAAAGGTAGCCTTCCTTACAGGAGATGTAATTGGCTCTATACTAGGCATAGTTTGGACTTTAGGAAACGGTGGACTGGCTGGCATTATTGCAGCTGTCATCATTTGGAGATTACTCGACAAAGATATAGTCGATGAACTCAAAGACTAAGTCTAAAAACTCTTGGGGTCTTGTCCGTATGGATGAGACTTCCAAGTTATACCTAACACTAAAACAACAAAAGAAAAAAACAAACCCAAGACTTTGGCGAACAGACTGGAGAAAGTAATGAAGCACAAAGGGATTCTACCCTTGCCTGTATTTACAAGAGGCAGAGGTGAAAAGAAAAGGGAACACTTAGTTAGTTTAAACAACTTCTTTCCTATGCACTACATACAAAAGAACAATGTTAAACGAGCCTATCATGATACTGTTATGGACTGGGTACTAACACTGCCTAAGTATAAGACCATACAGCCACACTACAAGCTATACTTTAATACAAAACACAAAAGGGATTTAGATAACTACACATTTACTATGCATAAGTTTCTTATGGATGCATTAGTAGAGGGTGAGGTTATTGAGGATGACCACTATGAGATTGTAACTAAGGTTACTACAGAGATTGGTGGATTAGATACAGACAACTATGTTGTTGTCGAAATAAAAGGAGAGGAACTTGGCACTGAACAAGAGCAAGGACATAAAAGAATTAAAGAAGTTTGATGTAGACCTAGAGTTTGGTCAGCAATGGGAGAAGCACATAGATGAGATGTTCTCAGGTGCTAAGAAGTGTGAAGTTAAAACAGAGAGGGATAAGTGGGCAACGACAGGTAACATCTGTATTGAGACAGAGAGCTATGGTAAACCCTCAGGATTAACTAGCACAGAGGCTGAGTTGTGGGTACATAATTTAGTTAAGGATGGAGA